GGCGGCGGCTTGCGCGGTCTGCGCTGCCGTGAGCCCTGCGGATGCGCTGGTCGATGCGGCCTGGGCGGCGGCCAGCCGGGCGTCGGCGGTGGCCAGCGATGCGTTGGCGGCGGCCAGTCGGGCCTGAGCCTGCGACAGCGCCCCGGATGTGGCCGTGCCGGTGGCCTGGAGCACGGACAGCTCGCGCTGCGCGTTCGCGGCCAGGCTGGTGGCGGTCGCCTGGGATGCCTGCGCTGCGGTCAGACGCGCCGCTGCGGCCCCGGCAGTCGCCTGCGCCGCGGTGGTGGCCGCAGTTGCCGTGGTGGCGGCCACGGTGGCGACCCGCAGGGTCTCCATTGCCCGGTTGGACTGCGCGAGGCCCTGGAGGAAGCTGGAGTTGTTCAGGGACAGGAAGGCGGTGAGGGTGCCGACGTTCAGGCCCACAACCTCACCGTCCTTCCTGGTCCTGCTGCTTGGGTGGTGGAATCAGGACGTGCCGCAGGCGGGAGCCGTCCACGGACAGCAGCCCGAGGATTCTGCGGCGCACCCATCGACCCGTTCGGGTGCCCATGAGCCCGGCTGCGAGGTCGAGGCCGTAATGCTGCTGGAAGTCCAGCTCGATCAGCTCCCAATGGGAGAGGATCAACGGCCAGGACAACCCGGTCAGGTGCACTTGGGTGCCGGCGCTCGGCTCGTACCAGCGGTGCAGCCCGGTTACCTGGCTGACGGGGCCGGTGCCGTCGCAGCCTTCGGGGCAGACTTCCGTGCAGTCCGCGCCCCGGACCGTCGCTGCTCCCGATTCGGGGCCGGTGCTTTTCCCCCGCTGGCCCAGTAGGCGGCGGCCATCTCCGGGCGGTCGATCTGCCAGAGGTAGGCGGTGAACCCGGCCACCTGGAGCTCCTGCCGGGACACGGCGGCGGTCATGGCCTTGTGGACATCCTCGCCGAGGGCCAGCGCCCACAGCTCCGACTCGTCCGACACGGCCTCTGTGTCCGGGTCGGTGTTGTCCGCGATGGCCTTGTCGAGGTCGGAGGCGATGACCTGCAGCCGCGCCCACGTGTCCGCCGAGCACTCGGCGACCCGGTACGTCGTCCCCCCGATAGGGAGGGACAGCACCGAGTCGCCGAGGTGGGCGCGAAGGTCGCGCAGGTCGGGCAGATCGGTCACGAGTACGTGATCGACGGGTTGCTGACCGATGGGCCGGTTGCGTTGGTGACGACCACCGCAGCGGCGCCGGCGGCGTGCGCCGGGACGATCACGACCAGCGTCTCGTCATTGACCAGGGTGCGGGCGGTGACGGCGGTGCCCCCAATCGTGACCGCAGTGACCCCGGTGAAGTTGTCGCCCTTGATGGTGGCCAGCGTGCCGCCAGCCGTACCGGCGGTGGACGGGGTGGCCGAGACCACGACTGGGATCGACGGCACGGTGTCGGGGTGCGTGATGACGTTCAGCGCACCCTGCCCGGACAGCGTGACGGCGGCCATCGAGAGGGCCTTCATGTCGCCGTCGTTCTCCGACCACCCGACAGCGGCGGTGCCCCGGTACGCCTGGATGCGCGGGCCGCCCGGCTCCATCTCGTAGTAGCGGATCTCCGCGGCGTTGGCCACGCCGAACTGGCCCTCGGACTTGAGGCGCAGGAACTCCTGGCCGGGGTCGTAGCTGGTGCTGCTGGCCTCCATGACGCCGCGGCGCACCGTGAGGGACGCCTGCCACGCCTCGGATGTCTTGGTGGTCGACTCGAAGCCGCCGCCGTCGAAGTCGGAGTCGTCCTGCATGCCGGGGTTCCGGCCGGGGTTGAACCCGGTGATGCCCTCGACGGGAATCCAGACCGGGACGGCCTTCGTGCCGGTGTTCACGTCGAGCTGCCACTTGCGCTGGGTGGTGCTGGCCCCAAGGGGCGTGCGGACTGATGCGGGCATGTTGTGCTCCTAGGGCCGTGAGTAGGCGATGTAGAAGTTGAGGGAGTGCTCGTGTCTGAGGTTGCCGTCCTGGCCCATCGGCGTCGCGGATTGCAGCGTCGAGGTGACGACCCGGATGCCGCCGATATCGACGCCGTTGAGGTCGTGGATCAGGTCCGTGAGTGCGTCGGCGCGGTCCAGCAGCGGGCGGGGGTCCTCCCCTGCCCGGATGCGGACCTGCAACCCGGTGGTGGCGTCCGATTCGTAGGCGGCCATGTCGACCGCGTACGGCGACAGGACGATCACGTTGTCCGGGGTCGAGGGCAGCGCGACGACGGTGACGCCCACCTCGTTCCATGCGTACTCGCCTGACTCGCGGTACACCCCGATCCCAGCGGCGTCGATGAGCTCGGCGAACCCGGCCATCATCTTGGCGATCGGGCCGGCAGGTGCGGTCACGTCCCGATCCCCTGCCGGATGCGTTGGGCCACGATGTCCATAGCGGCCTGCTGCTGCGCGTTGAGGGTGTTCTCCAGGTACTTGGCTGTGCGGCCGTTGGCGTGCCTGTAGGTCAGGTCCTCGTGCTGGCGGACCGCGTAGGGGGTGTTGTAGGAGATGGAGGCGGTCAGCCCGTCGACCCCGACGGCGCCGCTGTTCATCAGCGGCCCTTCATCCAGCGGCACGACGAGGTTGGTCGACTGGAGGACGAACTCGGCGGCCAGCAGCAGCCCGGCGGTGGCGGCGGCTTCGACGGCTGCGGTGATCGCCGGGCCGTTCCAGGTCAGGGCGACGGTCACAACAGCACCGCCTTCACGTGATCGGGCAGGCCGAGACTGCCGGAGGTGTGCCGTTCCACCTCGGACACGGTGGCTGTGCGCCCGGTCGGCAGGGTGACCCTGGACTCGGCGGTCAGCAGGTGGCCGTGCTCGGGGGCGACGATGACGACCCCGGTGGATGTGACCTGAGAGCCGTCGGGGCTGCGGCGCACCTTGTCCGACACCCATGCGAGGATCGGGTCGGACGCAGGGGACAACCGGCGCCCATAAGCGCCGTGGCCGCTCATCGTCTCGATGGTCACGAAGTGGACCAGCATAACGTCGAGGTCGCTCATCCGTAGACGACGATCCCGGTCGTGAGCAGCCCCACCGAGCCGAGGATCAGGCGGGCTTCGTCGTTGAGCTCCACGGTGGCCTTGCGGCGGGCCTCGAACGCCTGCGTGGTGGCGGTGCCGCCCGTGTCGTACTCGATGCTGGCGGTGTCCAGGGTGCGGCGGCGGACCGTCTGCGTAGCCGTCAGCCCGCCCGTGGATGGGTCTATGCCGGCGGCGATCCACCCGGCGACTTGGGCGCAGGTGGCGTCCCGTAGGGCGTCGACCAGCTCCGGGTCGGATGGCTTCCCGGAGGAGTCCACGTCGTAGCGGGCGAACCGCGCTGCGTGGGCGACGATGAACGACGCCGAGCGGAGCAGCCCGAAGGCGTTATCCGGGGCGTCCGCGCCTAGCCAGGTGGCCAGGTCGTCGGTTGTTGCGCAGGCGGCCACGGTGCCTCCGTTCAGAATGAGTCGGGTCGGGGCGCAGGACCGTTCATGGCACGAGGGGAAGGAACCCGGCATGAACCTCGCGAACGGCCTTGGCGCGGGCATGAGACTTGCCGGGCACGCGGTTGACGCCCCGACCCCATTGGCCATGGAAGCTCGGCGGCCCGCCCGTGTGCGGCAATGGCAGGGCGGGCCGCCGAGGATCGCGAGTGAGGATGCTAAACCGCGAGGCCGCGGAGGTAGCCGTGGGCGGCCTCGTTGCCGTACTCCAGGCCGATCTCGCCGTAGATCTGCACGTCGTCAGACGCGCCGGTCTTCGCCAGCGGCTCCTCGAAGAACGCGCCCTTGCCGGGCACGTTCGTGAAGACGGCATTGAGCTGCTCCATGCTGGCGAACAGCAGCATGTCAGCCGGGATGCGCCGATCGAGGGCGATGTTGAGCGTGCCGAAGTCGGTCTGGATGGTGTTGACCACGACCCCGCCGACGGTGCGCTCATTGACCGGCTGCGCCTTGGCGTAGGCCGCGGCATAGGCGGCGGACACGGCCCGCTTCTGCGTCGAGTTCGCCCACAAGGTCGCGCTGAACTGATCCTTGACGCCGCCGTTGTCGTAGGCGGCCTGCACCAGGTCGTCCACGACGGTGGTTGTGAGGGTGGTCGCCCACGGCTTGTGGACGGCGATGCCCGCGCCCGTGCCCACAGTCAGGGCGGCCCCGCCTAGAGTGGCGGCGATCTTGAAGCTGACCGTGGTCGACACCGACTGCACGTAGTACACCCGGCCGACGACGATCGCGGCGGCCCCGACCGCGGTGAAAACCACCTTGTCGTTCACGCTCAGTGCATGGGTGCCGGTGATCGTGTCGGTCGCCGACGTCATCGCCGTGTACGACACAGTGGACTTGTCCACATCGTTGGTCGTGATGGCCTCGATCAGCCCGCGGGTGCGGCGGGCGGTCGCGTTGGTCGCCGGGTTGGCGAAGGTGCCGTTGATGAACGAGTTGTTGACGTCCAGGGCGATGGCCTCGATGGCCTTCTTGACCTGGTAGTCCAGCTCGTTGGTCACCGGGTTGACGCCGCCGCCGAGGGTGTACGGCGCGCCCGACGGGGTGGCCAGGAGCTGGTGCGCCGCCTGCCGGGTGTAGGAGACACTGGCCTTCTCCTGGTGGATCTCAGTCACGTTCTCGACGTTCGCGCGGGCCCGGTTCTCGGCGGCCGGCGCGGCCGCGCCCTCGACGCGCTGCCGGTCGGACGGGTCGCGGTTGTCGTCGGTCTGCCAGCCGAACTTGGTGCTGGCGACTAACTTGCCGCCGGTCAGCCCGCCGACCATCGACAGGAACGGGGTCTCTGTCGGGGTCAGCGAGAACAGCTCGCCGACGTAGTTGGGGAGGTTGAAGGTCGTGCCCATCCCGGAAACTCCGGACATAGTTGGCTCCTAGTGCTAGCTGGGTCAGGTGGTCGCGGCGGCTTGCCGCTTGAGCGCGATCGCCAGGCCGTGATTGCCGGCCTTTGTCGCCTCGGCGATCTGCGCGTCGAGCGTGTGCGCTCCCTCTCCGGACCCGCCGGAGTGGTCGACGCCGCTCGCGCCCGGCGCCTGGCCGGCCTTGAGCTTCGGATTGCTCTTGATCGCGTCGGCGATGGCAGTCGTCACGGCTGTCCCGTCGGCGGGATCGATGTCTGCGAGTGCGTTCAGGAACGATCGGGAGTCCAGCAGCGAATCCGGGTCGGCGCCGGCCTTGGGGGCTGCGCGGTACACAGCGAGCTGGACGGCGTTGTCGCGGGCAGCGGATTGGGCTGCGGACAGCTGCTCGGTGAGCTTGTTGGGGTCGGCGGGCTCGTCGCCTGCGATCAGGCCGAGCGCCTTCCCGATGGTCTGCGCCATCTCCGCCTTGGCCTGCTCGGCGGCGGTGTCGGCGGCGGTCTTGGCTGCGGTGCGGGACCCTGCGGCCTCGGCGCGGGCGTCGCGGACGATCTTCTGCGCCCAGTCGGGCAGATCGTCCACCGTGGCCGGCGCTACGGGAGGGGCTGCGGGGGCCTGCCCGGTGGGCGGCGCGGTGCTGGCGGGTGTCGCATCGGGTGCTCCTGTCGGTGGCGCAACGGGTGGCGCTTCGCCTGCCGGGGCGGAGCCACCCATAACGGGCCAGATTGGGCCGCGCTTGCCGATGCCGATCGCCTGGATGCCGGTGCGCGGGTGGGTCGGGAGCGAGCACGTGCCTGACGTGTTCGAGGGCATGCTGAGCCTCCTGGGCTCTCGGGGGTGGGTGGTGCGCCCCGAGCGCCAGGCTGCGGGGTTGTCTAGTGGGCCTGCCCGATCTGCTCGCGGCTGTACTTGCGGCGCAGGTCGGGGTTGGCGTCGAGGAACGTCCGCATCTGGGCCTGCCACCCGCGGACCTTGCGGGATGCCTGCTGGCGGGCTGTGTCGTCCAGGGCGGTGGCTTGCCGCTGCTTCCATTGGCGGATGGTCCGCTCTATGGCGCGTTGCCGCTGCTCGGCTGCGTAGCCTGCGGGGTTGGCGGTGCCGGTCTCGGTGGTGGCTCCGGGCAGGAACAGCCCGAGGCGGTGGCGGCAATTTTGGTGGAACAGCCCATTGGCCTGGGCGTCGGCCAGCGATGGGTAGACCGTCACGCTGGTTGGTTGGCCGTCGAGGGCCGATGGGGCCGTGATCGACCCGGCGACACTGCCCGACAGGGACAGCACCTTGCCCTCGTAGGGCCGGCAATTGTGCGTTACAATTCCGTTAGCCATAAACCATGCAGGCTCAGTAGTGAGGTCCCAGACATGGCCAGAAAACTGACTGACGCTCTTGCGGACGATCTTGTCTGCCGCTACGCCGCCGGCGAGAGCATGGCGCAGTTGAGCCCCATTTTCGGCGTCAGCACTCGGGTGATTACCGACTACCTTCGCCGCGCCGGCGTTCCGGCCCGCGCTCGCAGTCACGGCCTGCAGCGCGGACTCGATGCCATACCCCCGGACATCCTGGCCGCGAAGCGCACCAGTGCCATGCGCAAGCGCTGGACCGATGCCACTCCCGACCAGCGGCGCGCCATGCTCGATCCTGCACATGACGCAATCCGCGGCGTACCCCGCACCGCCGAGACTCGACGTCGGATCGTTCGCGCCAAGGAACGGCGCAGCGGCTCCGACTCCGCCTACGAGGAGCAGGTCGCGGAATGGCTCGAGGAACGACAAGTGCCCTTCGTTCAGCAGGCCGCGATCGGGGAGCACTGCGCGGACTTCGCGATAGGTGACGTTGTTGTCGAGGTCACGACGGGGTGGGCCCGCAAGAAGGATTGGCGCGACACCTTCGCCTGCTATTTCAATGCGGGTCGGCACCTCTATGTGGTCTGGCACGACACGCGAGAGGCGCTGCTGCCCACTGTCGCTGATGACCTCGTCGCCTGGATGCAGGTCCTTGAGCGCAACCCACCCGCGCGGAGTCAGCACCGGGTGATCTGGCGTTCCCGTCAGATCCTTTCCGCTGGCGGTGACGATGCGGATTACGTCGCCGGTGTACTCAGATCGAGTGCGCCCCGTGGGTACTGGCCCCTCCACGATCGTGCCGGGGATCAGGCAGAGTGAGCATTCCCGAGGCGAGTCCGACACGATCACCAGGTCGAGGCCGTTGGCCTGCAGGTGCTCCACGTGCCCGAGCACCGCTGCCCTGCCCGCTGCGGACCGCACGGCCATCTCGGCATACGACTCCAGCGACCAGTTGCGGCCGGCTTGGTCGCGGAACCCCGTGATCCCGCGGCTCGCCCACCTGTCCAGTGCCTGCTGCGCGGCCTGTATGCGGGTCTGCGCCCCGGTGAGGATGGTTCCGGCGGCGTCGGCGACGGTCCGCTGGTAGATGTCCAGGGTGGACCGCAGGGCCATCGGGCGGGCCTGGGCCAGGTTGGCCAGGGTCTCGCGGGCCAGCCGCTCCACTGCGTAGGACAGTGCGGGCGGCAGGGTGTCTGCGGTCAGCCCGGCGGCGCGGTTGAGGTCGCCGACGGCCTGGGCCGCCCCGGTCGTGTAGGCCCGGTCGATGATCGACCGCACGGCGACGGCTGCGGCCACGTCGAGGGCGGCCAGCTCCCGTTCGACCCGGCCGCGGATGAGCCGCAGCTCCCCCAGCTTCACCATCGCCCAGTCCGGGGCGTCGATGCCGCGCACCAGGGACGACGAGATCAGTGTCAGCAAAGCGAGCTCGGCGTCGGCGTACAGCTCCGCTATGCGCTGGGTGAGCCGCGCCCCGTCGTCAGGGGATACCGGCATGTCAGGATGCTACGGCGGGTTGGCCGTCCACCCCGGGCCGGAACAGCGACGGATCAGGGGCGGTGCCGTCCTCGGCGAGGATCAGCGCCACCTCGTCATCGATCTGGGCCTTGTCCCAGTCGCGGTGCACCAGGCCCACCAGGGTGCGGGTGGACGCGGCGCGGGCCGTGTACAGCGCCTGCGCGGTCTGGGCGGTGGCCAGCGGCTCAGGCTGAACGGACTCGTTGAAGTCGACCTGGGGGCGCTGCACGGTCACCGCGGAGCCGAACAGGGCGGCGTCGATGGCGAGCAGCTTCTCCACGATGTCACCCACGGCCGGGCGCCAGATGCGGATCTGGCGGTCGCGGGTGATGTTGGAGCGCCGCTCGCGGGCCGAGACCTCGGTGGCGGTGATCGCCGTGTCCGCGGACCCGGCGCCCTCGCCCAACGTCTGCGCGGAGAACCCGGCCGACCGGATGATGTCGGTGATGATCCGCGACACGGTGGCCTGGTGGGCCTCATAGCGGATCGCCGGCTGGAACAGGGTGATCCCGGCGGACTCCTGCGGGGTGGCGTTCACCGCGTCGTAGACCTCGCGGTCCAGGTCGAACGTGGCGCCGGACCCGGCGACGGTCGAGTCCAGCATGTAGCCGGGGATCGTGATACGGGCCTTCCCGAGGCGGATGTCCCGCATCCACGAGGTGTACGCCTCATCAAGGGCGTCCATCAGCCCTTCCACCCCGTCGAGGGTGGAGCGGCCCAGGTTGGCCCCCAACGGGTCGTTGCGCCACCTGCGCTGGGGGCGCTGGTTCGGCACGTAGGCCACAGCCAGGCCCTTGGACAGGGTGGGGATGATCTGGCCGTCGATCAGGCCAGGCAGGGTAGCCAGGGCCTTGGTGGACGGGTCATCGACGAGCGGGACGGCGCGGCCCAGGTTGGTGGCGTCGCCCTCGTACAGCCCGTGCAGGATGATCCCGTTCCCGGTCGCGTCGTGCTCGTGGCGCTCCAGGTGCCGCCACACGCGCTGCCCGTCGACCCGCACCCGCCACCAGAACGTGACCGCCCACAACCGGCCCGAGCGGAACTCCGGGCAGGCGGCGTCGGCGTCGACCTTCGTCAGGAACGGGCGGTCGAGCACCTGGTCATCCCAGGACACCCGCAGGAACACCCCGCCCAAGGCGCCGGCGATCTCGGCGGCCTCGGCCAGCAAGCCGAACATGCCGTCATCTGCGAGCTGGGAAAGCCGGTCCTGCGTCTTGGCGTCCGCCACTGACACTGTGGGCGGCTCGGCGAACAGCAGATCGGCCCCGGCCTGGCAGAGGTCCGCGGCGATCGGGACGTGCAGCTTCCGCCGCGACTGGGTGAGGGTGTTCACCGGCTGCCCCCACCAGAGGCGGGCCACAGTGCCCGTGATCCCGCCGCGGTACTGCGCCGGGCGGTTCAGTGAGCTTGGGGTGGCCCGCTGGTAGACGCTGGCCAGGTCGGCCACGTCACCGGAGTACCAGGCGGCGTGCTCCTCGTAGACCGGGGTGATCGCGGCGAGCTGGGGCGGCGGCCAGGGCTGCCCGTTCGGAGGCAACGGCATGCGGGCCTCCTCAGGCTGCTAGTTGCTGCTCGGCGAGTCGTCCCCGCCATAGAACCTCGGTTGTGGTCACCGCATACCGGAAGGCGTCGATGGCATGATCGGCTACCTTCACCGGCTTGTCCTCGCCCCGCTCGGTGGCTTTCTGGTCCCACGAGTACGACGGCATCTCGCGGATCAGAGCCTTGCAACGGTCGGACACCAGCAGGTGACCGGAGCCCAGCAGTGTGGCGAGCAGCCCTAGGCCGCGCAGCACCTCGTTGTCGGCGTGGCGGGCGGTGATCCCGCGGTGGAACAGCTCGGTCTGGAACGCGGCGGCCGCCGGGTCGACCACCACCCACTCCGGGCGGGGCTGGGATGCCTGGGCGAATGCGATCAGCGCGTCCGCCTGCTGCCCGACGGTCGGCTTGATGTGCATCTGCGATCCATCGAGCCACCACTCATCGACCGCGTACAGCCGGCCCTGAGCCAAGCCCAGCAGGATGCCGGCGGAGGCGTTGGTGGTGCCCCAGTCCGCGCCCAGCGACAGCATCCGCTCGATCGGCGGGATCGCATCGTGGGCGACGACATGCACGGCGGGGTCCCACATGGAGAACACCGCGCCCTCGGCTGCGACCCATTCCCCGCCGATGTACCGGCGGTACCACAGCCCGACGTAGGAAGCCTTGATGCGGGCCACGTACTCGCCCGGCAGTGTCGGGTTGTCCTCCAGCTGGAAGCTGAATCGGTGCAGGTCGATGCCGTCGGGGTCGACGTGCTCGGCGCCGTCCTTGTCGATCCAGAGCTTCGCGCGGGCCAGCCACTTGATGAGCAGCCAGTGCGCCGGCCCCTCCGGGTTCGACGTGAGCCACAACCTCGCCCCAACGACACTGAGGCGGCTGTAGAGCATGTTGAAATACGATTCGGGCAGGGTGGACGCCTCATCGACGTACGCCCCGGCCAGGGTCAAGCCCTGGATCTTGGTACGGGCCGCTTCGTTGTTCGCCCCGATCAGCATGACCTCGCGGCCGCAGATCACGACCGTGCCGGTGCCGCGGTTGATCTTGACCCGCTCCGCGCCCAGCATGTCCTGCAACGGCAGGATCAGGTTGTTGATCACGGTCCGCTCGGTGCGCCCGGTCATCAGCAGCGGGCCGGCGGGGCCTTTGCGGATGAACCGCACCCAGTCCAGCAGCGACGCGATGGTCTTGCCGGATCGCACCGCGCCCTCGTAGGCGGTGATGCTGGCAGGTTCGCATTGGAGGCTTCGCAGGGCCTTTCCGGTGAGCGGCTGTGCCTCCATCAGGCCGCGCCGGTCATGTGGGCGAGCCACTGATCGACGGCGGCGTTCTGCCGGGATGCGTCAGCGGCCGCGTCCACGGCTTCGAGCTTCGTCGCGGACACTGCGAGGCGGCTCATGGCATCGGCCAGGTTTCGCTCGTCGGTGGTCGGCACGAAGTCGAGCTGGTGGGTTTCGTCCACACCGGACTCGCCCTTGAGGATCGTCTTGAACGTGGCCGCTTCCAGCCGGGTCAGGATCGCCTCAATGCGCTTGTACTGGCGCTCAACGATGCTGGCTCGGCGGGCTGCGTTGTCCATGCGGATCGCCTCAGTGGCCTTCGCCATCCGGGCTCTGCCGGCTTCGAAGCTGTGCCCGTGCTCGGCGGCCAACTCGGACACCCTGCGGGCATGGACGCCGGAGCGGCGGGCGATCTCGTTGCGGGACAGCGGCGGCACCACGGCGAACAGGTCGATGGCCTGCTGGATTTTCGCGGGGGTCAGTCGGGGCCTGGCGGGCATGGGTCACCCCGTGGGAGTTTCTGGGCGGCGAGCCTGACGCCTGGTCGGTGGCTCTGCGGGGCTCCTGGCCCCGGAAATACGGAAGGCCCACCCGAGTGGTCAGGGTGGGCGCAAGCTGGGCTGACAGATTCCAGCTTGGGTAACCGTAGCGTTCCTGCCTGTTTGCCGCAACTAGCGTTCAGTCACGGCGTGTCGCGGCTGGCTGGGATGAACCTGTAGTGCTCGCATGGTGCATCGTCCTTCGGCCAGCGGATATCGCGCAGCAACGGCACGCCTGAGTCCAGGTAGCCCCACTCGGTGAACACCTCCGCTCGCCCATAAGCCCCGTCGATGTCGGTTCTGCTTGCCAGTACCCCGACGCCAGTCGAGGCTGCGAATCCATTGAATGACCGGCCGCGGCGGTCTACCATCGCCTCCCGCTGCTCGCAGGTGATCCGCTCCCAAGTCATGCGCTCATCCTCCCTAGCTTCTCGGCCTCGCGCACCCTGCGCGCAGTCAGCACCGCCAGAATGTCCCCGATCACATACAGCGGCACCCCATTGGCGGTCTCCCCATGCCGGTACACCTCGCGGCGGTACACCATCTTGCGGATCATCGACGGGGTGACCGGCTGGGACAGGCTGGTCAGCGCGTTCGCTATCTCCGTGGTCGTCGCCGCGTAGTCCGCCACCGACGCCAGCAGCCACGCCTTCCGCTCGGCCACGTCGTACACGGTCCCGCACGAGGGGCACTTGGCGGTGTCGGCCCCGAGCTTGGCGTACAAGTCCGTCCCGCACGCCACCCGCTCAAGGGTGATTGTGTCCCCGTCCAGCTCGGCTTTGATGTCGTCGGCGCCGCACGGCCCGGCGTAGGCGAGGTCGGCGGGGCGGTCGATCCGGCGCCGCAGCTGCACCCGCACATCGTGGATCTCCCCGGCGAACTGGGCGGCCTCGACGGAGCGCCTGGCCCACCCGGCATGGGCGAGCAGCCACAAAGCCATCGCGGTGGTGTCGTTCGCCGGCCATGCAGTGAGGCCGTCGTCCTCGGCTATGGTTCGCACCCACGTCACCAGGCAGCGGCGGGTGGAGTCGCCCTCGTCCATCGCCCCCGCGTTGATCGGCAGCGGCTCGCTGTGCCCGATGCCCCGCTTCCCGCCACCCATGCGGGCTTGGCGGGCCTTCGTGGTTTCCAGCTCGCCCAGCAGCTCGGGCAGGTGGGCCAGGTCGTGCGTGAGTTGCTGATAGCAGCGGGTGCAAAGCTCGCTCGTGGGGCTGGGCCTGCCGCACGCGCATGTCGGCTCAGTCACTCGCTCAGCTCCCGTCCGTCGAGTGAGTGGTGGACCATGAGCCAGCCGATCGAGCCGTCTCCGCGCTTCACGGGCTCAGCGGTCGGGCCACACGGGCAGCTGTCGCCCTCGATGTGCTCGATCAGATCGCCGTTCGGGACCAGATGCATCTCGGTCATTCGCCGTCCCCGTCCTCGGGCGATGTGGTCATCACGTCGTAGATCGCCAGTTGCAGCATCCCCAATGCCTCCACCACTGGCAGTGGACTCTCCTCGCCTGGTTGGCCGGTAGTGATCCGCACGAGGTCCCATCCGGTATCGGTGAGGTACCTCTCGATGGTGATTCGGGACAGGACGATCTCATTCGGCTCAGTCACTCGGCGCCCCCGGTGATTCGATTGCGCCGCTCGGCGTCCATGCGATCCAGCTCCCGCCTGATCTGCTTGCACATCCTGCGTAGGTCCCTGAGATTCCGTGCGTCCACCACGGAGGCCCACACCCACATCGCGGCCACCGCGGCACTGATGATCGAAGCAGTCCAGATCACGCGACCGCCTCCGTCGTTGTCACGCACTCGATCAGGCAACGGGCGCAGAGGCCGGGCCGGCCCGGGGTTCTCGCAAGCGCTGCCACCTCGCGCTGGTAGCTCTTGCGCAGCTCGACCTCGTTGGACAGCTCTGCGCGCAGCCGGTCGCGCTCTCGCATGATGACGCGGGTGATGGCGTCACGGTCTGCGAGCGCATCGGCGTGGGTCGCGCGAAGCTTCGTGATCTCGGCGTCCCGCTCGGCCAGCTCTGCGCGCAACCCCTCGACCACAGACTCAGCCTGCCGAGCCCGGTGCTCCATCGCGTCGACTTCCTCGTTCTTCGCGACGGTCAATCCCATCATCTCGTTGGCGTGCCGCTCGGCTTGAGCACTGCTGTCGGCTGACACCAGCAACGGAGCAGCGGAGAGGCGCGCGACCTCGGCCAGCAGGAACTCGGCTTGGTTGGCGGCGATGAACCCATAAGACGCGAGACACAGCCGAATGTCGGCCAGCACCGCTTCGTCGCTGATTGGGGTGGTGTCTCCGGTCATCGAACAGCCTCCGGCATCTCAGGATCGAACGGCACGCCAGCGGACGCGGAGCGGCGGGCACCGTGCGGGTTGCGGGTGTAGCGCGGGTCGGGCAGTGACCGGCAGTGCTCGCCGACCTTCGCCCGGCAGGTGACGCACTCGACGTCTTCCGCGTCGCTCGGTTCGGCCTGCCCACCAACCGGGGCGGCGGGGTGCGTGTCGGTCATCTTGCACCGGGCACAGCAGGACCGGACGGCCCCAGTCTGGCCCATCACAGTCCGGCACTCTGCATCCGTCGCGCCGCAGGTTGTGCAGTTGGCGAGCTGTGGCGTCGCGTCGTTCGGCTTCTCCTGCCCACCAGCAGCCCGCAACGCAGCCCGGAGACGCTCAGCTGCATCAGCCGGGGTGTGCCCGTCGTACTCCGGCGGCAGCTCGACCTCAGGCACGTCGAACAGGTCCCAGTGCTCAGCTGCGTAGTGGTTGGTAACCTGCCCGGGCGGCAGCTGCGCCGAGTCGATGAACCAGCCGCCACCGAAACACAGCTCGCCATCGCTGTGCCGCCACGACTTGACGACCGGGAGACCGGCAGCGAGCCAGCCACGGGCGGCGTGGGCGTTGTAGAGCATCCGGTACTCGTACAGCTCGTCCATCGTGTGGTGCTCGTCGCCAGCTTCGGCCTTCGCCTTGGCCAGCTCTGCGCGCAGCCCCTCGACCACAGTGCGCAGCTCGTCGCGCTGCGCAGACATGGTCTCGAAGCTCTGGCGGTTGATCCCCGCGACCATCGCCTCAACATCGGCTTGCAGCATCGGCACCATGCAGCCCTTGCAGGCCATCTCAGGACGCGGATAGCACCACTCGGTGCAGTCGTAGCACCAAGCACGGTGCGGCCCGACGGTGCGGTGCTCGCCGCACTCCCGCTTCTCGTGGCCCTCGAAGTTCGGCCGTTCCACCTGCTCCTGCAAAGCCCGTTGTTCGTCGCTGATCCCCTTTTCGGTGTCTCCGGGTACGGAGGAACCCACAGGGGAAGTCACGACGACACCGCCTGAGCTTCGATGTTGGCGAGATCCCGCTGCGCCGACTCGACGGACCACTGCGCAGACCGCAGCTTGGACTTAGCCTCAGCGAGACGGACACGAGCGTTCTCGACCTGCGTCGCGTGATCCTCCGATGCGCCCTTGCGGACGAACCAGCGCCGTTGCAGCCCGTGCTGGGACGTGACCACCTGCCGATCAGCCGGGGCGTACTTGGCCCACTTATCGGCACTCCCGGGGCGGCGGCCGCGGGGAAGTTCGTCATAGTCGCCTACGTTGAACAGCCTCTCAATGGTCGTCGCCTCGGCCGCGGTGAGGATGTGGCTCCCGCTCATGCCCGTCCAGTAGGTGTCGATGTACACGATGCGGCCCTCACCGTCACCGCACATCTGGGCAACCGCCATGCCCTCCCGGCACCAACGATTGCCGCCGTCAGGCTCATAGCGAACAACGTCGCCCGCTGTCGGGTTGTCGGCGCTCATCGCTCATCGTCCTTCCGCTTGCAATCGCGGCAGAGGATTCGCCCGCCGGGGACTGACCAGAAGTTGTTCAGGTCGTCCCATGTGCCGCAGTCGGAGCAGGTGGCGGGCATCTCCCATCCATCCTCGGCGGTCACTGCTGCACCCCCAACGCAGCGACAGCACGAACCTCAACGCCGTCGATACTGTCCCTGTCGGAAATAGCCTCCAACGCATCGCCTAGGGCGAGGTCGAGTGTTTCGTAGCCGTTGCCCCAGCATGAGCCATCGACGTAGAGCGCGAATGGGCCTGCGGCCGGGTCGGTGGCTTCGGCTAGTTGCCGGCGGGCCTCAGCCAACTGGTCAAGGAGGTACCCGATGTCGCCAAGCGCAGCAGAGATGACAAGATCGCTGTCCCTCTCCGGCCGGGCAGGGACCCGCATCGTCCACCGTGCGCCCTCGCAGAGCCGATGAACCTCGGCCTGGGCCGCTTCGGCTCGTGCCCGTATCTGCGCCACCCGGTCATCCGGTGTTTCGGTAGGCTGCATGTCAGCCCGTCCTCTCGCTCGAAGGGGTTCGGGTCAGGCATCGCGGCGAGTCGCAAGCTCCCGCGGTGCCGACCCCAATCATACAGCGCTTAGCTCACTCAGTCACCATCCGCCGACCGTTCGGCCAGCACTTCCGGCAATCCACCCCATCCCGGATATGCCGACCGCGGGGCTGCTGCGAAGGGCACGCATTGAAGCCCCCACTAGGCAGCTGCGGGGTGTCGATCAGCCCCAGCGCGCCCAGCACCTCCCGCAACTCCCCCGGTGTCCATCCCCGGGCCACAGCCACCCGTGCAGTCCGGTAGCACGCGGCCTTCGCCACAGCCAACGGCGCAGCAGGGACGGCCACCAGCGAGTCGTTGGCGAACGTGTCGAAGGTGCTCATGCCGCACCCGCGCCCGGAGTCGGAACCGAGTATGCGATCCGGGTCGCGCCGAACTGCTCCAGCCCGCACCCCGCAGTATGCGGTGGGTTCGCCAGCTCCAGCAGCACATCGGCATGACAGGGCTGGTCGAGCGGGCAGAAACAGGCAAGGTCAGCACCGCGGAGAGGACCGATCCACCCCTCGAACCGCTCCGGGTAGTCACGCGCCGACACATAGCAGAGCATCCGAAACATCTCGACGGCGTGCTCGACAGCGGCACGTTCGTCGCTATGCGAGGTGTAAGCAACATCGCCGAGCCACGCAGTGCTGTTGGCCCACCGCCAATTCTCGCGGACCATTGACCACCGCTGACCCGTGACCGTGCTGCCATCGGCGCCGAACGGGTTCCCCCACCTGCTGGGCCTGGCGACACTCCGGGCGCCTTCGGGCATCCGCCAGCCGCCGGTGCGCTTCCGCTGAATCCGCTGCGGGCTCATGCGTCGACCCCCTCAGTGGGAATCTGCGGGATCAGGGAACCTTGGCCGCCCATGTGTGCCAGTGCACCTGTTCCGGCGCTCCCAGGACGCGATGGGGGCCGGGAATCGACACTCTCGCCCAATGCCGGGTCGCACTTGAAGCTGGGTCGGTGCTTGTCGAACTCGGCCAGCTTGGCAAACGTCCTCCCGCACGCGGCGCAGAACATCATCGGGTTGCCTCCAGTGCGGCATCGAAGCGGGCAGGGTGCGAGCGGCTGAGCTGCTTGCCGGTCTGCGGGGTTGTGCACCGCTGCCTCGGGCGGGCCTTGCACCACGGGCACGGAACCTGCCGGGCCGCGTCGTCCGCATCCGCCTGCCCTTGGTCGTACGCCGACGGCATCGGGCGGTTCGCCGCCATGTGCTCCGCCAGCACCTGCGACACGGCCAGGTAGCCCTCGTGGGATTCCTCCGGGTCGCGGCGGCCCTCGATCGCCTCGCGGCGCCGTGAGTCCTGCGCCTCCCGCGTGGCCCGTGTGTCCCGCAGTGCCTTGACTCGCTGGCGGACGCTCGACGGCATCAGCCATGCATCCGAATCGCGGAAGTAGCTGCGAATCGCCTCAGCGCACTCGGCCGGCTCCAGGTCGTGCAGCGCATCGGCCCAGGCCATCACGTCCGCCTCGGCCACGTTGCGGTGGTCGAACGCCTGCACCACGGCCAGCAGTGTGGCCGCATCCGAACGGGTAACGCTCATCGCGTGATCTCCCTTGCTGCGTAGTTGCCCTGATCCGCGAACCGCTGGCCCATTGCCAGAGTCGCGGCGATCTTGTCGTCGGTGCCGGTCTGCACCCGAGCTGCGACCGGAGCTCGCTGAGCGGCCAGCCGCAGCTGGTCGTACTTCTCCCGCAGCTTCGGCATCGACAGAATGTTCGGCCGCCAGAACTCGTCGGCCTGGCACCAGCGCATCGCCTTCTCGATCTGCGCCTCGGTGCGCTTGTCTGCGTCGAGCATCAACCGGCAGGCAGTGCGCCACCGGGCGGTCACGACGGGCCGCTTCGAGCCGTTGCCCTCGATGAGGTCGGCCAGCAGCTCACAGAGTCGATCGACCTCGGGTCGGACGATCGCCGCGTCTGCGCCAGCAGGCGAAGGGTTGTTGTTCCCCTGTTCCCCTGTTCCCCTGTTCCCCTGTTCCAGGCGCGAGACCGTCGCGAGACCCTCGCGACTGTTCCCCTCATTTGGCGCAGTCGTTGCCTGAACCCCTGCATTCACAACGGGTTCAGCCTGGCAAGGGCTCGGGTAGCGCGCCTTCCCTGGCTTGTCGATCTTCTGGTGGTCGGCCCACTTTGCTACTGCGAGCCACCGCTTCCCGCCGACCTCGTAGCGGACTATCAGAGACCGTCGCGAGAGTGTCGCGAGACCCTCGCGAACCATCTCCCGGATGGCTACCGGGTCGTCCTCCAGGCCGAATAAGTCGGCGGTGACGCGGCGCTCGTCGTCTATGCCGACCCCGTTGTCGTCCACGTAGGACCAAAGGCCGATGAACAGCAGCCGGGTGGCCCAGTCGAGTGCGGTGATGTCGTCGCTGCGCCAGAACTCGGGCTTAATCGTCCGGATTCGCATCGAGCTTCGATCCCTTCCTGGAATTGCAGGAATTGCAGAGCGCCTGGAGGTTCTCCAAGGTGAATTTGCCCCCATGCTTGAACGGCAAGATGTGGTCGAGGTCGAGCGATCGAAGGTGCCCGCCAGTGATCTCCGCAAGGACGTGCAGGCCGTCGTAGTTCTCTGGGACTTCCGCTGGATGCCAACCGCAATGGATGCATCGGTACCCAGCCCGTTCGTAGACCGCTTTGCGGATGCGCGCCAGAGTGTTGCGGTTGACCTTGGGGCGGCTAGGAACTTTCTGCCCGTAGCTGCGCGCCATCAGATGTTCGCCTCCTGTCGGGTCGCGCCCCATACCCGGCATGTCTCGCACCGCTCCTCGGCACGCCGATGGCGGCGCTGAGCGGCTTGCGTGCCGCACGGTGCCGGGGGGCGGCCGCGGGTGAGCTGCACGTTCTGCTCCACCCCGTCGACCAGGCCCACGAGGATGTCCATGCGGTGCCAGCAGTCCAGCACCACGTCGAGGGCGACACCGAGGTCGGCTGCGACCTTCTCGGGGTCGGCGTTGCGGGCTGCTGCCTGCTCGATGAGGATCACCGTGTGCGCTGGCAGGATGGACAGCGGTGGGGTGTCCTCGCGAATGGTCATGCGGCTGGGTCTGGGCCGAACAGCGATGGGACAGCCATCGCCGCGTCCAACGTGCGGAGGTTGTTCACCGCGGTCTGCCAGTAGGACGGCTTCAACTCGCAGCCGATCCCGTACCGGCCCAGCTTCACAGCCGTGTAGACCTCGGAGCCGATCCCACCGAACGGGGTGAGGACCGTCTCGCCGGGGTTCGACCAGAGCCGGACGCACCGCTCGATGAACTTGAGCTGCAACGGGGCGATGTGCCGTTCGTCGGCGTCCTCGCGTCCGGCCCGCACATTCAGCGTGTCGGACTCGCGGATGCCGTGCCAGACGGGGCAGAGGTTGCCGTCCTCGGTGAGCCACCCCCCATCATGGTGATCGTGCCAGATCGGGGATGCCCATTCGATCCAGTCGTCGTTGGTGACCTCGCCCCGGCTGGCCTCGTTGCGGATCGGGACCGCATTGTCTCCGGGCTTCTTGAACAGCAGCAGGTAGTCCGCCAGCGCCGGGCGGGAATGCGCGCTGTCGCGATTCTTCGTCTGGAATGCGAGGGCGAAGGACTTCGTGCGGATCGACTGGGCCTGAGGGTCCTTCCACACCGTTACCTCGCCGTAGAAGATCCACCCGACGGACTGAAACAGCCGGATCACGTCGCCGCGGAAGTCGGTCAGCCCCACATGCCCATCGACGGCCTTCTTCGTGGCGACCTGCTGGACGTGGATCGCGGCGTTGCGGCCCGGCTTGGTGACCCGAAGCTGGTGCTCCACGATGAACCTGTAGTGCTCCAGGAACTCGATGCGCGACGCGGAGTTGCCCAGGTCCCGCAGTGTGGGGCTGTAGGTGTAGAGGCTGTCGAATGGCGGGGAGCACACCGACAGGTCCACGCTGTTATCG